TACAATTGGTTCCTAATAAAAAACTTCTTACTTACTATGAATGTAAGTACTTATTTATAAATGAGGTATTAGAACATCCAGACAAATGGATGAATGATAATATCCAAGGCCGCTTTTTTACAAAGGATTTTCTTTAATCATATTCTCGGTAAATTTTTTAATATTTATCATCGATGATAGGTATTTATAAAATTACAAACCCTAAAGGTAAAATTTATATTGGACAATCTACTAATATAGAAGAACGTTGGGAAAAAGGTCACAAATATAGTTCGGGATGTGGTGTTAAATTAAAAAATTCTTTTAAAAAATACGGTTGGGAAAACCATGTAAAAGAAATTATTGAAGAATGTTCATTAGAAGAATTATCAAATAAAGAAACTTATTGGATAGAATATTATAATAGTTATAAAAAAGGACTTAACTCTACACCTAAAGGAGGAGTCCAAGGTTATAAAGATGAACAATGGAGAAAAGCTCATTCTGAGGGATTAAAAGGTAGAAAAGGTTATTGGGAAGGTAAAAAAAATCCAAAACATAGTGCTTTTTTAAAAGAAAAGGGTTGTGGTTTATCTTATGAAAGAACTCAAGAACATAAAGACAATCTTTCTATAATGATGAAAGAAGTATGGAGTAATAAAAAAGAAGAAATAAGTAAAAAAATTACTCAAGGTAAAATAGGTAAAGGATTAAAACCTATTATTTGTGATACTTTATTTGGTATGGAATTTAAATCATTATCAGAGGCAAGTGAAGTTTTAAATCTAAATAAAGGTAATATATGTGAAGTTCTAAAAGGAAATAAAACTCATATAAAAGGTTTTGTTTTTCGATATAAGGATTTTATATCTTAATTTTTTTTTTATATATTTATTACAAAATAAAAATATGGATAATTTTGACTTAAAAAAATACTTAGTTGAAAACAAAGCAACTTTCAATTCTCGTTTAAATGAGGAAGAATCTAATTTTAAAATAGGAGATGAAGTAAAATATATAAATCCTACAAACCATAAAGAATTTAAAAAAGATATATCGTTTTTCACAAATACTCCTAAAAATCCAAATAAACCTTTTGAAGTATATATAGAAGATCAAGCCATAGGAAAAGTAGTAGATATAGATACTGAAAAGGGTATACTTTATATATTGTTTGATAAAAAATATTTTGCACCTAACAGTATACGAACTGATAAACCATATCCTATACATTATAGTTACTTAACTAACTTATAACCTATTAAAACATTTCAACAAATATAGTATAAAAATATTTAAAGTTAAGCTTGGGAAACCAAGCTTTCTTTGTTATATTTTGGTTATGCTCAATCAACCACTGATTGCCTTAGTAAACTCTGTTTTAGGAACTGGTAAACCAACAGCGAGAGGTAACTATGCTTATAGTTGTCCCTTCTGTAATCACCATAAACCTAAATTAGAAATTAATTTTACCGAAAATCAAAAAGGTGAAAACCCATGGCATTGTTGGGCTTGTGATAAAAAGGGTAAAAAGGTAGCTCAAGTATTTAAACAAAAGACAGCATCACCTGAAAAGATGTTGGAGTTAAGAGCTTTAGTTAAAACAGAAACCTCCGATAGAGAATATGCTTTTGCAGAAAAAGTATCTTTACCTAAAGAATTTAAAACATTTAAAAATATTACCCAAACAAACATTTCAGGACGTCAAGCTTTAGCTTACTTAAAATCTAGAAATATAACAGAGGAGGATATACTTAAATACAATATAGGTTATTGTGAGACAGGTCCTTACAAAAACATGGTTGTAATTCCATCTTACGATGCTAACGGAAGTTTAAATTATTTTACAGGTCGTTCGTTTGAAAAGGAACCTAAAATAAAATATAAAAATCCATCTGTATCTCGTGACATCATACCATTTGAGTTGTTTATAAATTGGGATTTACCGTTTATATTGTGTGAAGGACCATTTGACGCAATAGCTATTAAACGCAATGCAATACCGTTATTAGGCAAAAATATACAATCAAACTTGATGAAGAAGATTGTAATGTCTAGTGTCGAAAAAATATATATAGCTCTAGATAAGGACGCTCAAAAACAAGCATTAAGTTTTTGTGAGCGTTTAATGAACGAAGGCAAAGAAGTTTATCTTGTAGACATGCACGATAAGGACCCAAGTGAAATGGGTTTTAAGAATTTCATAAACATAATTTCAGACACATTACCCTTAACACTCTCAGGTTTGCTTGAGAAAAAACTCTTCCTATGAGTAAAATAAAAAAATCTTACAATAGAATCTTAGAAGTATCAGATGATGCTAAACAAATAACATTACCAGACTCCCGTTATTACAGACGAAATGGTGAATACTATCCATCAATTACTTATGTTTTAGGTTATTATCCTAAAGGTAAGTTTTTTGAGGACTGGCTTAAAAAAGTAGGTTACTCTGCTGAACATATTGTTAAAAAAGCAGGTGAGGAAGGAACAGCAGTTCACGAAATGATTGAGGAATACCTTGAAGGCAAAGAAATGAATTTTATGAATCAGTATGGTAATCCTCAATACAGTCCTGATGTGTGGCAAATGTTCTTACGTTTTGTTGATTTCTGGGAAACATATAATCCAAAACTGATTGAAGCAGAAGTACATTTATTTTCAGATGAACTAAAGGTAGCAGGTACTTGTGATTTGATTGTTGAGATTGAAGGTAAACTTTGGTTAATTGATTTTAAAACTTCAAATCATATCCAACCAACTTACGAATTACAGACTGCCATTTATGGTAAGTGTTATGAGGAATGTTTTGGTAAAAAAGTAGACAACTATGGTATACTTTGGTTGAAATCCTCTAAACGTAAAGCTAATAAAGAAAAAATGCAGGGTAAAGGATGGGAAATGGTTACCTCTACTAGAACACAAGAGGAAAACATTGACATCTTTAAAACAGTAAAACGTTTATTTGATTTAGAAAACCCAACTCACGCTCCTATCTTCACTGAATTCAAGACTACAGTAAAGCGGAATTTGGAAATCTAGAATTTTTTTCATATATTTATGACATATTAATAATCATGAGAAAACAAATTATATCTGAAGAATTTAAGCGTATGCAAAAGCTAGCTGGTATTTTAAATGAAAAGGTAGATCCAATTGAAAAGGCATTTAATGCTTCACCAGATAAACTTCCTTGGAATACTATAGAACAAGCATTTGAAGAATCAGGTCTATCAGGTGAAGAATTTTTTGCTGGTGCTGAAAATGAATTTAGAGAAAAATTTGAAGGAGAACCAGTAAGTAGAGATGCATATTTTGAATTTTTTACTAACCTACCTACAGCAATGGGTCAAGATGATTGGTATGCAATGGTAAACTGGATCAGCTTTACAAATCCAGAGTTAGCTGATAAATTATATATTACAATTTAATAAACAAAAATATTTAAAATAAAGGGCTTGGTTATCCAAGCCTTTTTTGTTATATTTATAACAAACCCTATCCATGATTGGACTGATATCACTCTTAAAAGAAATACAAGGCAAGCCAAAAGCAATTTTTATGGCTGGCCCTGCTGGTTCAGGTAAATCATTTATATCTCAAAAATTAGTTCCTTCCAATTTTAATACTATTAATGTAGACGATACTTATGAGGAATTACTTAAATCCTCAGGCATTGGAATGAAATTAGCTCAAATGTCACCTGACGAGTTAAAAAAATCAGGTGAATTAATGGGTCAAGCTAGAAAAGCAACAGACGCTAAACTTCAAGATGCTACTAAAAATGCTAAAAATTTATTGATTGATAGTGTAGGTGGTTCATCTAAAATGCTACTTAAGAAAAAACAAGAATTAGAATCTTTAGGTTACGAAACGGCAATGATAATGACTTATGTATCGCCTATTACCTCACTAGAGCGTAATAAACAGCGAGACAGATCATTATTACCCAGTGTTGTGATTCGTTCTTGGCGTGATGTAAATACAAATATAGACGCATACAGACAGGCGTTTGGTAGTGATTTTACTTTAGTAAATTTAGATCCTGAAGATGCTAATAAAGATTTTGATGAGAATTTTATTTATAAAAATTACATTGAACCTTTAGGACAAGTAGGTAAAGAAAAATCACCTGAGGAAAAAGCAAAATCCAAATCAGAATCAGAAAAAATATATTCAGATATTAAACAAACTCTTAAATCACAACCTGAGTTTGATACTATAGAACAAGCAAAAACAAAAATCACTAACTTTATACAAAAATGAAATTATTAGACTTATTAAACGAAGGCGAATTAGAAAAAAACATGAACGAAGGACCAATTGATGAGATTGGAAAATTCTTTGTAGTTAAAAAAGCTAAAAAAGGTATGACCAAAGAAAATATGGTAATGGAAGCTACTGTATTTGATGAAATTAAAATGGAAGAAACTAAAGGCGTTTACAAAAACAAATCCGAAGCTAATCGTCACGCAACTGAAGCTCTTAAAGAGTATGATATGATGATGAAAGAAGTAGAGGATGCTATGAATGAATTTAGAAATGCTAAAAAAGGTATTGACGAAAAGAAAAAATTAGCTAAAGAAAAAATTCAAAAACTTAAATAATGAATTTACTAACAAAATCTCTATTAGAGGACCTGTTAGATATTAAAAAAACAGTGGCTATATATGGGGGTGGTTTCAAACCACCTACTAAAGGTCACTTTAATGTAGCTGAATTAGCTTTAAGTGAGTTACCTGATATTGATGAATTAAAAATATTTGTTGGTGGAGGTGTTAGAGATGGTATTACCCAAGATGAATCAATTCAGGTATGGGATATCTATAAAAAATATCTTTCTCCAAAAGTTAGTGTAGAACCATCAGTAGCTCCAGTTAAATCAGTTTTAGGTTATGCTAAAGAAAATCCTGATACTAAAGTGTATTGGGTATTAGGTGCTAGAGATGGTGAGGAAAGTGATTTAATGGATATTAAAAATAGAACTAAATCTTTAGATAAGTATCCTAATTTAGAGGTAAAAGTAATTACTTCTAAAGGTGGTATAAGTGGCACTAAAACTAGAACAGCTATTAAAGCAAATAATAAAGAACAATTTTTCCATTTTATTCCTGATATTGAAGAAAAAGAACAAGTATGGGATATTGTATCTCCTGTTGTTAAAGAAGTTGAGATGGGGATGATTCCTACGGATGTTTTAGGTAAACATACTCAACAAGATATGGATAGTTTTATGACTAATATTAAGGACAAATTTCAAAAGTTTATATCAGCCCTTAAACAAGAAGGTCAGGAAACAAAAAAGGCAATAAGTTTACTTATTAAATCCGCTAAAGGGGATATTGAATTAAGTGATAAACAAAAAGAACAAATTGGTAATCAATTAAAAGATGTTTTAAAAACAATTGGTTTAGTAGGTATTGCTACTTTACCTGGTGGATTTATTGCTGGTGCTTTAATTAAATTATTTAAAGCCGAACATTTAGTTACTCCTTCATCGTTTGTAAACGAGGTAGGCGAGGCAAATCTTAAACCATACAAATGGGAAGAAGTAGATAGAGAAGGTTATTATGTTTATACTCGATTTACAACAGATAGCGAAACTCAATACGATGTTGATTTAAAATCAACTAATTACATTGATGATGACTTAAAAAATTTAAGAACTATAGAAATTGAATTCTCAGCTAAACTTAAAGGTGCTGAAGGTGGATCTGCTAAAATAGTAGTTAATAAAGGTGAATTATATAGAGTAATGACTACAGTTGCTGATATAGTAAAAAAATATATTAAAAAATCTAAAGCTCAAGCCATTATTTATTCTCCATCTAAAAAATCAAATGAAGAAAATTTTGGAGTCCAAAGAGATAATTTATATAGAGCATTTATTTCTAAAGCATTCCCAGGAACTAAATTTGAAAAAATCGGAAACTTAATATTAGCTACATTACCTAGTGTGAATGAAGGATCTTGTGGTTATGATACAGATGTTAAAACAGGTAAAAAATTAAATACACCTGGAGGATTAGAAGAAGCTGATCCTAAAAAAGGAACAGGCAAAAAACCAGAAGGTTCAGATCGTAGACTATACACAGACGAGGACCCAAAAGATACTGTCCGTATTAAATTTAAAACTAAAGAAGATATTGTTGATACTTTAAATAAAACATCTTTTAAAGCTAAATCTCATGCTCGTCAATCTCAAGTAATTAATTTAATTCATCAACGAGTAAGAGCAGCTTATGGTAAAGCAAAAGATCCTGAAGTAAAATCAAGATTAAAACGTGCTTTAGACTATATTGAAAAACGTAAAGAAATGTCCAAAAAGAAAACAGAGCGTTTACGTAAACTAAAAGAAATAGTAACAGCTACAGAAGTTATTTGTGATAATTGTGGTTGGGAATGGGATAAAAAAGATGGAGGTAAAGATTTATATATCTGTCATAAATGTGGGCACGATAATAATCCTAAAAAGGAAGATCTATTTGGTTTAAATGAATTAGCTAAAACTTTTGTTAAAGAAGTTTTTCATGAAACTTGGAATCCCCAAGAAGATTTCTTATCTTTATGTGTATTTATGAGAGACAATGGAATGAACATTACCCCATTGCCTAAAATTAAGGTTATAAAGGACGATGAAGAAAATGCGTCCCGTCTTTTGGGTAAGACAGCTTACTACAATCCAGCAGATAAGTCAATTACTCTTTATACTTTAGGAAGGCACCCAAA